CAAAGTGATTTCCTTTGAGATATTTCCTGTGGATATGACCTCAGGTGGTGCTGATGTTTCCGGCGTCCTCTCAATTGACTACGATGGGGCCCGACAAGAATGGTTGGCTGAAGATTCACGTCAAATTGGCTGGTCCTCCACCACGATGTCCACGTCAAACTCGGTCAACAACAAAACCGACATCCTCGATCCGGACCACATCGTGATCCGTGACCTCTACGTGACGGCCTATTCCAATTCCGGCCGCATCAATTACCTGGTCATCGTTGAACCTGTTACTCTCTCGGAGGATGAAGTGGTCCTCCAATTGATCAAGGAGCGTAGTCAAGATGACAGTCGATGAAGCAGCTGAAGAGATCACCGCACGTGAAACCCGCACCGCTCGTTTTGCAACGTGGCTGATGGAACGTGAGGAACGTCGCCAAGAGAAAGAGTCGAACCTTGAGTCACTCGTCCGCTTGAACGTCCTTGTTTCCTTTCTCACTCTCGGTCTTGTCGGCGGCTTCGAAACTGTCCGCCTTGCTGTCAGCATGATCCCTTACCTGTAGAGCTGCATTCAACGTGCACCACCAATTCTCAAGCAGCCAAGCTGCGGGAGCATGGTGTGCATCTCGCTCGTAGTGTTCGAGCGTTCCATTGATCATGTCCATGACCGTTTCAATCAAGATACGGGATGCATCGTGCAATCCTCGCACACCTCCTGAACAAACGGGACGTCATTGGTGCAAACGTCGCACCACTTCTCCGTCCTGCAATACGGGCAACGCTTGCACATCACCAATCCTCCGCCACAACGTAGACAAACCACAGCACCAACGATGCAAGGAATACCCAAAAAATCACTCGGGACACCGACCGTTGAGGTGATCGAGCGTCGAGCAGCTGAACGGAGCGCAGCTCTTGCTCACGTCGGCGTAGTCCAACCACTGCTTCGGCTCCTTGAACGTCCACCATTGGCCACAACCGGCGCAGCGAACCCCTCGAAGAGCGCCATCACCAGGGCGGGCGTGCCAGGGCACGACGTTGTAGATCGGTGCAGCTTTAGGATCGGGCATGTTGTTGGCCGGTCGGCCCAACGTCTTGCCACAATTGCAGAAGAACGTGTTGACTTTGGCCATCACTCATCACCCCAACAGATTCCGCACTTGCCACTTCGATGATTTGGGTTGCACTTGTCGCCGTGCTCACCGTGGATTCGTCCGCTCTCCGGTGCGACGTGAGAAGCTTCACGTCCGATTTGACGTTGCATGGCCTTCAAAACAGCCGTCTGCACCCATCGTGATCGGTTTCCTTTGGTCGTTTTCTCCGCCAAGAAGTCGAGATATTCGGCTGCTTGGTTGGTCAGGCTCACTGTGATGATGGTTTTTCGCTCCCTCATGACCCTCCCACTGCACGGTTCATAATAAATAATTCCCCGACAGCCCCAAATAGGGGGTGAAATAATGGGGGCGGAGTGGGTGGGGGCTTGTTATTAGAGGAGATGGTGTAGTTTTTACACTATGACTTCTTGGACCGGTCATGGCCAAGAGCGACGCCTTCTTTATTCGAGCATCTGTTGACTTCAATGGGACCACCTACGCAGACACTGCCGTTGATCTTGGCAGCTACGTTGACGCCTTGGGCAAAAGCGTGCTCAGGATCCACAATCTCGTCGTGCAGTGGGGCAACCCTCTCGAGGATGCCGACGGAGCCGGCGCTGTGGATTGTGTCAACGCTTTCCAACTCACCACGCAACGTCAAACCAGCATGGTTGGCCTCACCGACCGATCAGTGATTGCAACGGGCAAGCTGCAAGCTGGTGAGCAGGCCGGCGGAACGACGTTGAATTACATCTCTGAAACGTTGGACGTTGCCCCTCAGCATTGGAGCAAGGGCTACCTGGTCGGTGTCGAACAGATCTACCTTGGCGTTCAATCAAACAACGCTGCTGCCAACGGTTTGACCGGCTGCTCAATCATGATGGAGTGCACCGTTGAAACCCTCTCTCAGTCCGCTGCAATGGCTCTCGCACTTTCCCAACAGTGAGGTTGATCCTCGATGTGCAACTCCCCTGAGTGCCAACGGCAGAAGATGGCGATGGCCAATCAGATGCGTGCATTGGCGGACGCCATTCTTGTGCCTGTAGCTACGGCCACGGGACTACCTCCGGCCGTCGTCCAAGGCTTTGTTGAAGGCACGACTACGGGCGCCGTGGCCGCAGCTCAGGCCCCCAAGAGGCGCAAGGTGTCAGCATACAACCGAAAATACAAGGCAGCGTTCAAGCGTGTGTCGCCCAAATACAAGCTCAAGAACGGCAAGTGGCGCAAGGGCGGATTCAAGGCTGCTGTTCGAGCAGCTCACAAGATCGCCGGAGGGAAGCGGTGATGGCCCGTCATACGTTGCGTGGCACCATCGATTCAAGCGAGGTCCGTCGCCTCATCATCGATGATGGTAATTTTGCTCAGGGTCACAAAGTGATTTCCTTTGAGATATTTCCTGTGGATATGACCTCAGGTGGTGCTGATGTTTCCGGCGTCCTCTCAATTGACTACGATGGGGCCCGACAAGA